GGAATAACAATTTCAAAACGATCATCTTCTGAGTCTGCGTACCAAGTTGGAAGGGCAACTGATGGCAAGATGTATGCGGATGGTGCAATACCTTCCGAAACAACGAAACGACCAGCACCCGTTTTGGTACCTACTTTACGAAATTTTGCTAATGACATTTAATATCTCCTTATTTATATGTATTTGTTTTAAAGTTTGCGACGGCCCATGAGAGTATCAACAAACAGTTCTTCAACTGTATTCACTTTTTCTTCCGGTGCAGTTGATACTTCTTCGTCTTCAACAATAACATTGTCTTCTTTTTCGGAAACAATACAACTGTCTATTACTGATTCAACATTGAGCTTTTGAATGTTCTTCTTAGCTACTGGGAGCTTAGCTAAATCCCTAAGGGAATCAGCCAAAGAACCTGCCGAACGAGTTGCGTGATCCTGGATCAAGTTTTCTCTTTCTTCAATTGGTTCTACTCCTAATGAAATTTTAGTATCAACTACTCTTTCAGCCAAAGTGCGATGTAGCGCCTCTCTAAGCTTTGCATTTTCTTGTTGAAGCACTTGAAGTTTATTGTCATTGTCATCTTGCTCAGCAGCGTCAGTATTATCTGTGAGCTCTGAATTTGACTCTTCTTGTACTTCTTTTTCTGGGGAGGAATCGGCGTTTTCAGAATCAACCACTTCTTCTTTACCTTGTTCTTCTGTCTCCACTTTTTCTCCTTCAGATTCTTTTTCTTCACTAGGAGACTGCTCTGCAGCTGGTGTCTCAACTAATGCTTTCTGCTCTTGTGCTTTCTTGAGATCTTCAATCTTCAAAGAAAGAACATCTATCATAGACTCTTCTCCAGCTTTTTGTGCTGCTTGAAGAGCATCAGATAATACAGATATAAGATCTACATTTACAGAAACTTCTTCTTGTGAAGAAATTTCTTCTGATTCTTCTTTAGGTGCTGTCGCAATTGCTGACAGGTCTTGGCTTAGATTTTCGACAGTAGCCAAAACATCATCACCTTTAACGATTTCGTCCATTTCAACATTCTCCTCGTCAATAATATTCTTTTCTGATAGTAACGGAGTATTATCAGCCTTTGCAGTTTCGCTTTCTTGAAAGGCTAAAGCCGTAAGAAAAGCTCCTTTAACATGAAGGTAAAGTGGTCTAGATTCTTTCTTCTTCATGCCCTTTAGAATAGATTCGTTCTCTTCTACGGTAGTTATATCTTCTTTATCCATATGTAAGATAAAAGCTGTACTCTTAGCCGTCCAGTTTTCTGAATCAGTTACAACAGTAGATCCGTCGATTGATTTAGAAGCTCTTACGCTAGATCTCTGATCTGCCGGTTGATTCACGAATGAGTATTCCTTAAATGAAATATCCTGCATGTCGACAAAAGCCAGCTTACCCTTATAGACCTGACCACGCTTATATTTAGCCATTTTTGGTCTTCCATCTGCTGATTCAGCTGCTAAATCTTCCCCAGAAATTGAGCAAACTGCTTTTCCAGCTCTTCCGCCGACTGAGCCAGTTAGGTATCTCTTATCCGAAATCTTTTGAGCTGCTAATGGATCGGTAATTGCAACTTGCAATCTTACGTAAGGAGCTCCGTCTTCCTCTTTGTCCATCTTAGCAGCTATAATTCTGCCAATTGGCTCAGAGTTTAAATCGTGATTTAATATAATAGGCTTTGGATATGGCTCGACCCAAGACTGGAGAGCCTTTTCTAATTCTACTGCTGAGTAGTTGTTGTAGTTAGCAGTTAATCCGCTCATGTATGGCAGCCACTTCTATAATTAGACCGTGGTTCTTACTGAATGATTCGGAAAAATCATTTTCCAATCCTGATAGGTCAGGAAGTTGAAGTGTAAAACTTTCAACGAAATCAAATGCCATTTTAGTGCTCCATTTATTTTAATGTATTAATTATAGTAAATTAACTTTTATAAGATTAAACAATCTTATATAAAGATATCATACTTTTATGCTGTTGCAAAAAAATTCCCTCTAGAATCCCCATTTGAAAGAAAATCTTGCATCATTTGCTTATGCATTATGTGAGGGGCGTAAATATATGATGCTGAGTAAAGTTTGTAACCCATTTTTGCTGCGTTTCCAGACCAACCCAAGTCTTCGCCCTGCGTATGAAGTGAGTAGTCAACATTATTGTATACATCTCTTGACATCATTTTTGCGGCCATAATAACATCTGATTGAAAATATTCTCCAAGTGGGTATTTTTCTTTACGATAAGCTTGACCACCAGGCTCATTTATCCAATTCATTACACTAGGGTACATTGTATTCATTGGGGTCATAAACATCAATGGACTGACTGCGTCTGCACCAGAGTTTATGTGCATTGTTAACATTTGAATCGTATTTTCATTAGTTAATAATATGTCAGAATCTAGACTAAAAAAATAATCTGGATTAATGTCTCTAACTTTTGACAAAAGAGAATTTCTTAGATTAACCATATTTTGGTATTTAGCTATACTCCAAGTTCTTGTTCCTTCTTCATGGGAAAAATGCGGAACATCTTGTTTTATATCTAAAATAAACTCTGGTATATCCGGTCTTGCATTTCTATATTTGACTAACATTTCTATTGTTTTGTCATCGTCTGGAGATGCTTCAAATATGAAAGCAGTTTTTGAAAAATCAATATTTTGATTTTCTATACAAGAAATCCAATAAGGAAATATCCAATCTCTTTTATAAATTGGACAACCAATAACTAACTCAATCATAATTTACTCTGAGATAGTTGCAGTTGATTCTTTTGTTTTCTTCTTAACGGGTGCGTTAGCTTCCGGGTTAACTGGTTCAATATTTTCTTCTTTAATTTCAACAGCGTTTACATTTACACTTGAAGCTACTGGAGCTTTTTGCTCTACAGCTTCTTCTTCTTCTTCTGGTTCCGACATAAGAAAATCAATTATAGAATCAATTACATCAACCAAAGCTTCAAGAGCTAATCTAGTTTGACCATTGTTAACGGCTTTTTTAAAGACCTCAAGAGCGTCTGCCTGAGTATCATCACTACCTGTAATTTTATCATTTACATTAAACATTATCTTTATCCTTTTCAACGTCTGATTCTATAACAGTATACTCTTTATCTAGAAGTGATTCAATTACTGTTAGGAAATTATTATCATATCTTTTAATATCTGGAGAATTCCTTCTTCCATTTTGATTAGTAGGTCTCATTGAATTTCCTACACCTTTTCTTTTTGAAGGAAGATTTCTTTGTCCAGCTGGAGCTGATTTCTGACCATCGCTTGTTTTTGAATCTGGAGGTTGATTAGCTGCTTGTGCTTTTGCCTGCGCTTTTGTTGTTGCAGTTGCTACGTCAACTTGAACATCTCCTTGTATTGCAGCATACATGCTGCCTGGATCTACTTCAGGATCGTGCCCCAGTGCTAAACGAGCTTCATCTAAAGTAATAACATTATTAACATATTTTTGAATAATGTGATTTTCTTTTTTAACCTGTGTATCAACATCTATTTCCTTAAACCTGAAATAGCATCTGTCAGAATCTCCGCTTTCCATTGGATTTGAGATTGGATCAAAACCGCCTTCAAATAAGAGTTCATTAAATATATTTAATCTCACCATCTCTGAGAAGAGTTTTTGCATTTGTTTAATTCTGTCATATAGGGAAACGTCTAATCTTTCAGTAACAGATCTATTCCCGCCATTCATCGACATTCCTAGATGATGTGGCGCAACACCTAATCCAATTGCAACACGTTCTTTAAAATGATTTAAGTATTGACTTGCATCAAGCGCTGCACCTTGTGATCCAATGACTTCTACATCATGTCTAAACGGAAGGATTAAACCACCCTCAGCTCTTAAATTTTCTATTTCTATAGCTGCTTGCGTAATTTCTTCTGGCTCTGCTGGCTGTTCTGCGGTTCCAATCTTATATTTATACAATGGAAAGAGTTCACGATGAACCAAGTTTTGAATGTCTTCTTCAATTTGACGAAGTGCAATCACATCATCTAATACGTTAATTAAAAATGGAGTACCAAATGCTCTACCAGTTTTTCTATCAAAGTGTAAATGAATTACTTTTTCTGCAGTCCAAGTTGGATTACCTTCAAGCGGCATGTAAGTGAGAGGATCTGTTTCCTGTCTGTATGATTTTGGTCTGTTGTGCTTGTCTCTAAAAATTCTTACTTGTTCAGTAGGGATTAGATAATAACCTATCACTGGAAGATCTCCAGTCATAGGCGTTAGCTTGTCTGGAAAGTATTCGTTCAAATCTCCCCTTGCCTTAACAATGAAGGCATTAGAAAATTTAAAGAGTTGATCCGAAACTTCAATCAAAAATTCAACAAATGGTCTTTTCATTGCTATTTCCATAAAGTCTATTCTTTGATGAATATAGGAAACAGCTTCTGGGTTTTCAGAAACTATTTCCCAACCTTCTTTCCAAAAAAGATCTTTATATTTAGACATAGCCTGTTTTACATAAGAGTCAGTATCGACAGCCTGCATCAATCTTTCAAAGTCGTGTGCTGGTCTTTCAAATGTTGCTCTATTGTTAAAATAGTAGTTGGTACCCTGGAAGCCAAGAGCAAGTGATGCTATTTTCATAGCCTTAGATAAACCCTTTACCTGTTCTGGCGCTAAAGCTTTATCAGAAAAGGTAAGATCCTTATCTACTGTTTGAAATGGTAAGTAATCCCTAATTGCCATGGTACGTCCTTATGTAAGCCTATATTTAATAGTAGACTCAATTTGTCTAGGCTGTAATTTATTGTTTTTCAGCGATTCCTGCTGCTTCAAAAGTCTTCTTAATAATAAGATCTTTTACGGCTTCAAGCCAAAAAATTGTCTCAGCCTCTGTAAAATCACTCTTGTAAGCGAGGTTTTTATCGCTAATCTTAATCTCTACAATAAACTCTGTTTTTGGTTCAATTGTTTCATTTATTTCACTCATGTTATTGTCCTTTTAACTTTCTTATGATATTTGATTGATGCTTAATTGTAGCTTCTTTTATAACTAAATCAGTCATTAAGCTACTAAGTTTTTCCTGAAAAACAGCTATAACTAAATTTATATCTAAATTAGAATCGCCAATATCCGACTGAGGGGTATCCGTTATATCAATTTCTTCTTGTTTGTTTAATCTAGACATTTTCTTAGTATATCACAATTATGCTTGCTCTTGGTCGTCTAACTCAAAAAATTCTTTAAGCTCTTCTTGAATTATATTATCTTTAATAATTTTATCATCCATTTCTTTTTGGATGTTATTAATAAATTGATCTATGTTATTTCCCTTATCTATATAATCCCTAATAGTTTCTAGCACTGTTTCTAGCGCGCTTAAATCAACATCTTTAATACTAAAGCCTTTTTTAATACCATATTCATAACTTTCACTAAGGGAAGTCTCTCCTGTTTCAGTATTTACAGTTGTTTTTTGCGGCGTTGAACATACAACTCCATTGAGCTCATATCCAAATCGACCAGTTATAAGTTGTGTTTTTAAAAACCTAACAACTGACACCGCTTGCGTTAATATATTTGTATTTTCTTGATTCATGTTTTATCCTTAAGTTACTGTACGTGATGATCCAGGCCAGTTTACATACGTACCTTCTGCATATGTTGGTGCCCAAAAATCTGGATTGGCTAATATTCCAGATATGCGTGATCTGTAAAATAATGTATATGTTTGACCAGTTGTTACCGGAGCATAAGAGTATGTGGCACTTGATGTTGTTCCTGAATCTATTAGCGTACCACTTCTTCTTAATTCAAAGCTAATATTTGATCCAGAACCATTGTTTATGTTCCATGTTAACGTTTTCCCAAAAGGACTTGTTCCTTGTGAACCAAATGTTACTGAAGGGTTTGTGAGCGAAACTTTGTTTGCAGTAGCTGTAGCCCAAGCTGATACTTCTCCGCTTGAAGAATATGCTCTAGCGCTGATGTAATAAGTTGTTGCAGCAGCCGATATCGGGACTGCTACAAATACATTTAATCCACCTGCACTAAAACCAGAATCCACTTGAGATCCAAGTGAAGTCGTTCCAACTCTCCACTCTACGGTTGGAAATGTTGAGCTAACAGTCCAGTCGATAAAATTGTA